GTGTAAGCCATTTACCACATCCGCTGGGATTGCCGTATCTAAACGATTTGGATCTTGTCCATTGCGTACCACAAGCAGTTTATTCTTGTTAGCATCAATATTTTCCAAGATTTCTAAATCTTCTAAGCGATACAACACATCAAGGATTTCCGAACGCACTTTTGGTGGGGTGCGCTTGGATAACTTCGCACGTGGAAAACGCAAGGCAATGCGTTGTTCAATGGCTTTACGCGTATAGTCCAGTGTACGAATTGTGGTTAAGTCTAACCATGCAGGATCATCTACATTCGCCGGTGACTTGGTATAAGTCGTAATTGCACGCATAATTTGCACACGATTATTGACCACTGTAATAGGGGTTAAACCGTGGAATAACGCCTGATTGACTTCGGTTTTTAACGGTGTTTGAGTGGCATCAACAGGAGTTAAACCTTTAATCTCAAGCGTATTTAACGGTTTAGCTGGGTCTTCTTCGCCTGCAATAACCGCCCCATATCCCGCAGCGATTAAGGCATTAGATTCCACTGCACCTTTATACCAACCCACTGTAATGCGATTCGCATTGATCTTTTCGGTATAAGTAGTACCACTTGCCAATGTGCCATTAAAACCTAATACGCCAACCCCCGGTTTTTTCTCAACAGGACTTGCGACCGACTCTAAATGTTCGCGCAAGGCTTTCGCATTTTTATCATCCGCAAAAGGGGAGATAATCACGTGATAGTGCTGACCAGCTACAGATGCTAATGCTGCCGCTAAATCGGCATTTTCAGCACCATTTGCAAGAGCAGAAACATTCACCGCCATATCATTTGCGCTTAATGTGGCATTGACACTAATCTCATTGCCAATTTCACCTTTACATTTCGCAGTAAGCGTAACAGTACCTTCATTGACTGTTGCACTGACAGGACAATATTCCCCCGCATTAATCACCGCATTTAAACGGGCGGCAATGTTGGCGGCGGTTTCCGATTTAGCGATTGCCACCGCATAATCTAGACCACCAATGATAACTTTAAGCACCCCAGCATTGCTTGCTGTGCCTGTTAGCGTAATGGTGCCAGTTGCCGCCACACCTGAATCACTCTCTTTTAAACCAATCACCGTTAAACGAATCATGGCATTATTTTGTATAGCAATACGCGCCATTAAATGAGCCCAAGACCCAGCACCAAATGTATTTTTTGCATCTACATCCGAATAAATCGGTGTCGGTGCGCTAAATGCTTTTGTTGCATTTAACATCGGTGCCACAATTAAGACATTTTGCTCATTTGTTGGCAAAGTACTCACTGCATTGCGTGAGTTGTATTCTGTATAAACACCCGGTTTACGAAGACTCGTCGGGATATTATCAAAATCAATATTCGTTTCAGCCATTGTCTTTCTCCTGTTCTTTGCGTGAACGTGTTTCTGTGATTACAATCAAATCGCCATCATTAATACGACGTTGATAATAAATCGACGGCTCTACCTCTACCGGTACTTGTTCAATATAGGTATAAGGCTGATGTTCCATCGGCACCTTAATGCCTATTGCTGCTTTCACTTTCATTTTGTGTCTCCACCTCAAACGGCACTTTGGCACCGCTTATTGGGTCATAAATGTTGTTGCCAATACGTTCTAACATCGGCTCTGGTGGCGATAGCTCACCATGATAATACGTAAACAGATAATCAGGATTTTTGCTATCCTGTGTCATTTCAGGATAACGGCCATCTTCTAACGGGCTCAAATCGTCATAGACTGCGTCATACTCAATCGCATAAGCCGTTATCGCCCCACCTTTAAAAGTGGCATTATTAAAAAGCGTGCGCACCCTTGTCGGTTTCAATGGCTTGACTAATTGCCCCAAGGTTTGCGCATCTAACAAACGGCGTACTGCTGTAATCAACTGATTAACGCCCACCTCTCGTTTATCCGCTCCGCCTTGTCGTGCGGCAATATTGCTACGCAAGCTATTTACTGCCACGATAATGACAAAGTTTGCTGTAGATTGATGTCGCTTCAAATTGGTGCCCATACGTTCGATACGTGCGCCCCCAAAAGTGACTAAACACATCGGCAAACGTGATGTCCCAAGACTTTCATCATCGAGCTCACCGCCATAGCTTTTAACAGTATTGACTAAACGCCCTAAGCCACGCTGTAGGCGTTCTACAAGGGCATTTTCAATTTGAGTGATCACGCGCAAAAATCCTGTTTTTCGGATTAGTAAAAATCACGCCATTATCGTGTTCGTTGGCATCATTATTCTCTGCAGGTGGCAACCCAAGCGAAATCTTACCCACGCTGATATCCTCAAGTTCTTTTAAACTTAATTTATAGCGTGTAATAATTTCTTCTGTAATCGTCACATGAGACATACTCGCTAAACGATAACGCGCCAAATCACAACAAAGTCGCACCAAGTTTTGTGGCACACTCACAAGAGGGAGGGTATAACGTGCAGCCAAATAACCATCAATTTGGCTTGAGCTGTCAGACAATGCGACATCAAGCAAATTGTCATTAACTTGCCCAGTCAAATCGCGGTCGGTCAGTTCAATGGCTTGCACTTCCCCTACACGTAACACAAAATCTTCTGCACTGGCGTAATGCATCACTCATCCTTATTTATCGCAGATGGGAATAAGTTCCAACCATGGGTCTTCAGCAAGCATAATGACTTGCTCACCCGTCAAGTTTTCAACTGGAATTTCCACCGCACTTTCTTTGTTAAAACGATAACCACAGCGACCATAAGAGGCTTGCGGATGAATTGCACGTAACGTCACCGCATAGGCAATAGGGTTAATTACCTCACCGCCTTCTACTAAAACATCAGATGTGTTTTCTGCAGTTTCATCTTGCGTCTCAGCTTTTACTTCATCTTGCTGTTCAGCGTTTGTTTCATCTTGCAGTTCGCTGTCTTGTTGTTCCTTTGCCATTTTTGCTCCTAAAGGGCGATTGCTCGCCCTTATTGATGGTTATTCCGCAATGATTTGTGGAGACACAATCACTTTCAAACGACCTTTTAAGATATTAGTCGTGCCATTAATTAATTCACCTTCGCAGATTTGACGTGCTTTGAATTCAAGTGCAGGTGGCACTAAAATCACATTTGGGCGAATGTTCAATAACTTGCCACCGTCACCTTTTAAGGATTGCATTTTGGCAATGACATCCATAATATTTTCCGCAGTAAGTTCAGTTTTCTCCACGCAGTGCGCTAACTGCCAGAAACCAAAACCAGCTGCACCACGAGCACGCACACCCCATTCGTAAATATCTTCGTTAAATACGGTGTCAGACTTGGATGGATCAAATTTTGTTTCAATTTCTGGTGCAGTGCGTTCTTGCCAAATTAACGGTTTAATCGCATTGGTGGTGTCGAAAAGATAGAATGTTGGTGCACCATCTTTTGTGCCTGTCGTTAAGTTACTTTGCTCTTTACTTGCACCTGTACCATCCACATTTGGGTAAACCGGGTGATCAGTATCAAAGTAATTTTGGCCGTCATAACAAAGCGTGGTTTTACCTGCTTTTAACAAACCAAACACCAAATCATCAGGCAATTCAGCCGCACTTTGTGCTGCCTGTTGCACCATTGGACGGAATAAACCTACTTGGTCATCTTCAATATCGGTACGCGGAATACCCACTGTGCTTTCGTAAAGTTTGTTTTCAATGCTGGTGCCTTGTGCTTGCATTGCTTTACGCTGACGTTTATTTACCCATTCTACCATTTTCGGGAACTGGCCTAAGAAACCATAGGTGTTCACTTTAGTGTTAGAAGATACCTTCATTGCAATTAAGTCCCACTGCGGTTTAATTAAACCTAAACCCGCTACAAAGTCTTTTTTAAACTGGGTTTCAATTGCCTTTAAAACTTCTGATTTTTTAAAGCTCATTATTTTTGCTCCTTATGCTCTGCCATAAATTCCGCTTCAGTCATACCAAGCGCACGTGCTGCCGCTTGTTCAGCCGCACTTAACGCAGCCACTTTCTGCTCTGGGTCGCCTTTTGCTTGTGGCTCACCACTTAATGCGGCCATTGCAGGGGCTTTTTCTAAGTAAGCACTTAATGCCTCAACAGGTAAACTTTCCGCCCATTCTTTTAATGCTGGAGCCAGTTTGCCTTGCGATAATGCTGCTGTGATTAATGCCTCTTTCTTGTCTGCTTCTACAGATGTTTTAAGCGCATTAAAATCAGCCTGCAATGCAACCACCTGATCGACTGGCACAAATTTAGCAGGATCAGGATTGCCCACTTGCGTAGATAACGCCGCTACCGATTGTTCTTTTTCAGCTAATTTTGCGTAAACATCTAACACGTCCACAGGGCTATCGCCTTTAGCTGCCGAAAGTGCGGTCACTTTCTCCGTAATATCAGCTTCACTTGCATCTGCTTTTAAAGCAAACAGTGCGCATAATGCTGCCAATAATTTTTTATCCATTGGATTGTCCTCTTGTAACAAATTCACGCTGGCTGCCACCATTGCTTCCTCCATACCATCTAAAGCAGGAGTATTGGTTAATGCAGCATGAAAGATCTTGCGAACATAGCCGTCTGTGTCGTAAGCAAACACAGCCGAGATATAACGATATTCGCCATTTTTGATATAGTCCGCGGCTTTATCAGTCCAACGCACATCAGCAAAAATCCCTTGTGGGGTAAAATAGAAATATTCCATCCAGCCCGCACTCGGTGCTTCTTTGCCGTTTTTTAGGGAGTGAATAATTTGGTGTTCATAGTCAATAGGAAGGGGATTGCGTTGATTATTTGCCAACGCCACCACATCCGCGCCATTTGTATCTGTTACATACCATGCCTCCACATCGGTTGGTCTGCCGTCTGTGGCGCGAAATTTGCCATAAGGTAAAAGTTGGATACGACCATACTTCGCCTTGTCAATTTCAAAACTACAAGCGGCAACTGTTAATTTCATCTGAAACCATCCTTAAAAACTCAATCTAGGATGGCAGAATATCGAATTGAACGAGATAACAAGAGATGACTGGCTTCAGCGCAACCAAATAATTTGAAATGTTAGACAATGAGGAACAAGCCTCACATTAAAGACGTGAAAGATTGAATGATTGAAAACAACCTAAACCCATTTTAAAACGCTTTAAAACCGTTTTAAATTGTTTTAAAAATTTAAAGATGAA